CGGCATAACAGACGCTATGTTAGGACTAGATAGCCCAGAAGTTTCGGGCGTAGCTATTAACGCTAAGCAAAATAGAGGTTCTATGTTGTTGCAGGTCCCTTTAGATAATTTAGCTAAAACAAGACAATACTTAGCTGAAAAAATACTACAACTAGTTCAAGCGTATTACACCGAAGAAAGAGTAATTCAAATAACAGATGAATCAGACCCTTATAAACCTAGAGTAAAAATGGCCGTTAATGAAATTAGCCCAGAAGGCGAAGTAATAAATGATTTAACTTTGGGTGAATATGATGTAGTAGTGGGAACTGCCCCTGCTAGAGATAACTTCGATGAAATGCAGTTTGCAGAAGCTATTGAGCTTAGAAACGTTGGAGTGCCTATACCAAATGATATGATAGTAGAGTATTCACACTTGTCTAGAAAAGCAGATATAGCAGATAGGATAAGACAACAAGAGGGAACTGCTCCGCCTACCGAACAACAAGTACAATTACAACAATTCCAAATGGAGTCACAAATCAGAAGTACGCAGCTTGAAATCGCTAAACTAGAAGCAGAAGTTACTAACCTACAAACATCTGCAGAGCTTAATATGGCTAAAGCGCAAAGTACACAAATGGATCCACAGTTGAAGGTTGCTGAATTACAAAGTAAAATTCAATCTAAGCGAGAAGAACTCGGATTACGTGAGAAGCTTTCAGAGCTGACTAACCAAATGCGTAAAGACCAGAGCGATACTGCAGCTGCTGCCAAGATGGCGGCTGCGGCCATGAAACCTACAGGAGGTAATAACAATGGCAAATAAAGAAGTAGAAAACCAAGTAGACGATAAAGTTGTCTTTGAAACTATGCCGGGTGCAGACCCTATAAGTGAAGAAGAAAGTAAACCGTTTGAAGTTGATATGAATTTTGAAACTCCTCAAGATGAGGAAGACGAAGTAGAATTTCCCAAGGAGGCAGAAATTGAAGAAGTCGAACAGCTTAAGGCTGAAGAAGAACCAACAGAAGAGCTTGAAGAGGAAACACAAACAGAAGAGCTTGAAGTTGAAGAGCAAGTTGCAGAAGATTCGGGAGAAGAAGAGCTATTGGGAGAACATGAGACAGATACACAACAACCTGTTGAACCAACACCGCAAAAGCTTGACAAAGAACCTATGATTCCAAAGTCTAGGTTCGATGAGGTCCTAGCAAAACAAAAAGCTTTACAAAAACAACTACAAGAAGCTACTAACCCTATAGAAACTGTAGATAAAGCACCGGAGTATGACTTTTCTACTAAAGAAATAGAGTATCAAGAACATATCTTAAACGGCGAAGCTGAAAAAGCGGCCGCGCTACGCGCAGAAATAAGAGATGCAGAAAGACAAACCATGTTGTTTGAGGTACAGGAAAGAATGGGACAAACTGTTCAACAGAGTACCGAAGCCGTAGCTTTACAGAACAAAGCGGCAGAACTACAAGCTGCTTTCCCACAGTTAGATGAAACTAGTGCAAATTATGATGCTAATTTAACCCAAGAAGTTATGGACCTAAGAGATGCATTTATGATTCAAGGTTTTAGCGGGTCGGATGCTTTAGAAAAAGCGGCTAGCTATGTAGTAAAACCTGAACCTGAAGTACAAGCTGCTCCTGTAGTATCACAAAAACTTACACAACAGAAAAAAGTAGCTAACACTGCGAAGAAACTACAAGCTGCAGAATCACAGCCTCCTGCTTTAAAAGGAAAGAACAAAGTTGAGAAGAAAGTAGATGTAGATTTGTTATCTTCTGATGAATTTAACGCTTTACCTGATGAAACTTTACGTAGAATGCGTGGAGATTTCGGATAAACTGTGGTATAAATTAGATAAGTTCGTCCGTCAATACGATAATTGACCAGGGTCGTTCCTGTAAAAAATCGTTTTCGCCTGTCATGGCGTTAAACTGACCGGATTCGTATTCCGTAAATAACGAGAGCGTTTCCCGCACGATAGTGGGTATACGGATAAAAGTCGCTCCAAAAGTCGACTGGTTATTAAACTTTAATGATAAGGAGATATTATCATGGCAAATACTAACTTTGCTTCTCTAACCAGTGAACAATTAACGATCTGGTCTAGAGATTTTTGGCGTGTTGCAAGAAATATGTCTTTCATTAACCAATTCGCAGGTAGCGGATCTAACGCAATGGTTCAGAGAATATCTGAGCTTACTCAATCAGAAAAAGGAGCTAGAGCTGTATTAACACTTTTAGCCGATATGACTGGTGATGGTATCGTTGGTGACAATACTTTAGAAGGTAATGAAGAGGCACTAAGAGCTTACGACATAGTTGTACAACTTGATCAATTAAGATTCGCGAACAGACTATCTGGTAGATTGGCTGATCAAAAATCTGTTGTGAACTTTAGGGAACATTCAAGAGACGCACTTGCTTATGCAATGGCTGACAGAATGGACCAATTAGCATTCTTAACTCTAAGTGGAGTAGGCTATAGCCTTAAAAACAATGGCGCATTAAGACCTGTAATGAATTCAGGACAGAACCTTAATGATCTAGCGTTTGGATCGGATATAACAGCCCCAACTTCTAATAGACATAGAAGATTCGATGCCACTAATGGTATTGTAGCTGGTGATGTTACTGCAGTTGCTGCAGCTGACAAACTTAGCTATGGTGCTCTTGTTGACTTAAAAGCTTACGCTAAAGACAACTACATTAGAGGTTTAAGAGGAGCTGGGAATGACGAGACGTATCACTTGTTTGTGACACCTCAAGTTATGGCTGACCTAAAACTTGATTCAGACTTCCTTGCTAACGTAAGACAAGCTGGAGTAAGAGGACCAGGTTCAAGCTTATTCGCAGGTTCTTCAAGCCTAATGGTTGACGGTATTATGATCCATGAGTTCAGACATGTGTTTAACACAAACGGAGCTACAAGTGGAACATCATCAAATGCTGGTTCAGCTGGATACAAATGGGGAGCTGACGCTGATGTCAACGGTTCTGCATGTATCTTTGCAGGTGCACAAGCACTAGCAATGGCTGACATCGGTGTGCCAGAAATAGTCGAAGACACATTTGACTATGGCAACCAAAATGGTATTTCAATAGGTAAGATATTTGGTCTTAAGAAGCCAGTTTATCATTCAGACGTTTCTGGTCAGAATGAAGACTTCGGTGTAATAAGATTAGATGTAGCTTATTAATTGTGGTATATTTTATAGGTGGCTGTAATGGCCACCTATATTTAAGGAGAGAATTATGTGGATAGTAGCAAATGAAGATAAGTATGTAGCTTCAACATGGGGCGCAGTTGTTAGATTAACAGCTGGAGAACCTAAAGAAGTAGGAACAGAACTAGGTATACTATGTTTACAGAATGGATGCACGGAAGTAAAAGACGGAATACAAACGGCTAAACCAGCCCCCGTCATAGAAGAAGCGGTAGAGATTTTAGAGAAAGTAATAGAAGAAACTACACCTTCAATAAATTTAGAAGACATGACTAAAGTGCAACTAGAAGAACACGGGCGCACCTTAGGAATCGAACTTGATAGACGTAAAAAGAAATCAGATTTAATTGCAGAAATAGAAACTGCACAAAGTTAAAAGGATGAATTATGGCAGGGACACTGACAGGCACTAACTTATTAAGCAGAATTAAAGATACATTACAGGACACTACTAGCGTTAGATGGCCTGAAGCTGAATTAATTAGGTATATAAATGATGCGCAAAGAGAAATTGTAAATTTCAGGCCAGAATCTTCGGCCACTACAGCTAGTGTACAGCTCACTACAGGTACAAAACAAACTTTACCTAGCGCAGGGTTAAGGTTAATTAAAATAGTAAGAAACATGTCCGCAGCGGGCGGAAGTGCTACAGGTAAAAGAGCAATAAGAATTGTTAACCCTGATATTTTAAATACCCAAGAACCAGATTGGCACGACCCAACTGTATCCGGAGATGCAGCTCATACTACTATAGTCAAACACTATATGTTTGATGAAGATGACCCAAGAAACTATTATGTTTATCCTGGAGTAGCTGGTAACGCATATGTAGAAGTTGTTTATTCGGCTTCTCCAACAGATTTATCATCTGCAAGTTCTACTATTGGAGTAGATGATATATACGCAAACGCGATTATAGATTTTGTTCTATTTAAAGCATATATGAAAGATGCAGAGTACGCAGGTAATTCACAAAGAGCTTCTAGTCATTATCAGTTATTTACATCTAGTATAGGCCAAGGGGGACAAGCTAAAACTCTATTAGACCCCAACAATGATATGGTTTCTAATATAGGCGCTGTTCCAAAAATAATGCAACAGCAAGGTAGGTAAATGTGGCAGCCTACTCTTCTTTAGTAAAAGAAGTTTTACCTTACGTACCTTTATGCCCAGACTCTTTAGTTGAACAAAACATAAGAGCAGCAGCAATAGAGTTCTGCGAAAGATCAAAAGCTTATATACTCGACATGGACCCGTTTAATACTATTACGGGTGTTTATGAGTATGATTTTGATGTTCCTACTGGCACAGAAGTACACCAAGTTCTATATATGACCCATGACGGTAAAGACATGGACCCAATAAGCCCGCGTAGTTTAGAACTTAACTACCCAGATTGGAGAGATAGAACAGGTAATCCACATGTTTATTTACAAAAGTCACCCAGTTTATTTTGGATAGTACCAGTAGCGAGTGGCTCCAAACAAATTATTGCAAGTGTCGCACTTAAACCTAGTAGAACTTCAAATAACATAGATACTACTATATCTAACCAATACAGAGACGCTATTATATATGGAGCTTTATACAGACTGCTTCGCATGCCAAGCAGAGAGTGGTCTGATGTACCTGCAGCCCAAGAATATTTATACCAGTTTAATTTAGAAGTAAGACAAGCAGAACTAAGAGCTAGAGGCGGAGACCTTGGCGTAAAAAGAACAGTAAAGTACAAAGGAATAGGACTACCAAGGAGACGGTATGGAAAGTACGGAAAGGAGATCGACTACTGAGTTACCAGTTTACACGGACATACGTAAGTGCTGGAATGTAGTTAAAACCGGAATAGTCGATATATTAAAAGAAAATCCTTTATTGTCTTTTATTCCTGAGGATGTTTATAGTGAATGTGTAAACGAAAGAGCTTTTCTTTACACTTCTCCTGTAGGTTTTTTGATACTAACTATCGAGGTAGATCAGTTTACAAAAGACAAGACATTACTGCTATGGATAGCGTATACTTATGATAAAGGGGGCCACAATTGGTTGGCTCATGATGAATGGTTTAACGACTTAGCAAAAGAAGTAGGTTGTAAGTATCTCGAAGCGAGGTCACGAGTCCCAGAAATGGAGTCGTACACAAAGCAAATAGGCTGGGAGTTAGACACACGAATTTATAGGAAAAATGTTAAATGAGCAGTAAGCCTAAAAAATCTGAATACCAGGCAAGCGAACAAGAAAAAGTGCTTGCTTCTACTTCTTTAGCGGACAAAAAATATTTTCAAGAAAAATATTTACCTAAACTAACTGAACTAAGGGATAGAAGCACCAAAGAAGACTATGAAGGAGTAGCAACTAGTCGTGCACAAGCAGACACTATGCAGGCTTTATCTGCGAGACCTACTTTAAGAGCTGCTCAATCAGTAGACTCAGCTGCAGAAATGGCTTCAGCCGCAGGTGCACAAGCCTTGCAGGGTAGAGCTCAAGGCCTAATGGCTAAACGTGGCGATCAAGTAAATGTTCTAAAAAACGCTAGGGGCATGAAGGCTGACGCACAATCTGGTTTATCTAGAGCAGCACGAATAGAATCTACAAAACAATTACAGTTTGCTAAAGCCAAACAAGCCAGAAGAAACGCAAATTTCTCAGTGGTTACTGATCTGTCTGCAGGGGTTGTTGCTAGAGATAAACAAAATAAAGGAGGGTTTTTTGGTACTGACAGCGTATTTGGCAAAAAAAGCGAGGACACTGACGACTAATGTTATACACTAATCTATATGACGGACAACAAACTGAGCGAGACTACGAAAGATCTGCGCAAACAGATTCTGCTTCTACTTTACCAAATGTAAAAGATCCAGAAGCTACTTTTGCATCTATTACTAGACAAGACTACATGGATTACATGGATAATTTTAGGGGTTTTGAAGAAAAACTACTTGGCTTAACAAATGATGATTCATTAAGACAGAGAGCCTCAGAAGACCAGAAAAAACAAAACGAAATCGCTATGCAAGTACAACAAAGAAACGCAGAAAGGTATGGAGGAGCGGGTCTATCTAACGCACAGCGTCAAGAGCAACAAAAATCTATGCAAAGAGGTGGACAGTTAGGCTTGGTTAATACATCTAATAATGCAAGAGTACAACAACGACAGATAAATAATGCTTTAATAAATGAATTAATAGGTATTGGACAGGGCGTTAATCAAAGTTCTATGGCTGGATTAGGCGATGCCTCTGCTATGGCATCACAAAGGGCAGCAGCTTATAGTAATGCAAAAGCTCAACACCATAGTAATATGGTTGGATTAGGCGGCGCTATAATAGGCGCAGCTTTAGGTATTTAATATGGCAAGAGAAAGAGTGGGATTATTAGGTAGAATAGGCGAGGCATTTGGACCTACATATAGTGAGGAGCGTCAGTCTTTAGCTTTAAAAGAAGATAAACGACTTAGTAGGCTTAGAGATGATACTGAGTTAACCAATTATCTACAGTCTAATAAGATTGTTGATAATACAGGTAATTTTGTTATATCTAATACAGAACAAGGCCGCCAAGATACAGGATTGCAAAGTCTGTTATCTAAAGCTCAACAACCATACGCATTAAAAATAGCAAATGCTACAAATTCTATAGGCACATATAAAACTACTGACGGAAAAGAGGCAAAGGGTAAAGTAGCGGGTTTTGTGCAAAACGAAGACGACACAGTGAGCCTTATCATCCAAAGACCTGATGGTAAGTTTGGACCTAAAACATGGTTTTCATCTGAAGATAAAAATGATCAGGTAGTAAAACTGCCTGTAGGCGAGTTTAAAGATTTTATGACTCAAAACTATAGAGCTATAGATGCTAGAGTAAAACCCAATAGAGGAGAGTCTGTATCTAATCAACCCCAAATAGATGAAATTGGCGCTCTTACTAATGAAATAGATAATGATAGTAATTTATCATTAGAAGAAAAACAATCGGCTTTATTAGAGCTTACGCAATTAATAAGCCCATCAGTAGATAAAAGCGCAATAGATAATACAGACTTAGGGATTGATAAGGCTAGCAAAGTAGAACCAGAAGTAGAACCAGAAGCAGCATCTAAAGAACAGCCTCTTAGTGAGCAAGAACAAAAAAATATACAAGTCCTTTACACAACTGATACAAGTTCTCCTGAGTCTATTGCTTCAGCGGAACTAGCCGGTTCCTTAGACCCTAATACAATTTTATCAGATTCAGAAGTAAAAACACTGTCGCAAGGTCTAAGTAAGGGTTTTAGAGCTGCTTTTTCTAAGCAATATAAATTTGGGCAGTCTTTATTACAAGTTAATCAAAGTAAAATAAACAAACTAGAAAATAAAAAAACTCGTACCCCTAAAGAGGAAAAAGATTTAACAAGGT